TCCCTTACTGCGTATGGATTTAGTCCCTTGCTTTCTGCCCATTGCTTGAATGCAGATACAGGTGGCTTTTTATCTTTGAATTGGAACGGGCTATTAGGAGCCTTTTGCTTCCATATCTTTCCCTTGTTGTTTTTTCTGTTGAAAGAACTTGTGGTGTTTCTTGTGCCGCCTGCGCCCTTGACACCTTGGTCTTGGAATTGACCATAGTCCTCCATTGAAAAAACCAACGAGAACTTATCACCCGAATAGTAGATGTTGTATTTGATGGAGCTGTAAAGTTCCTTGCTAAAGTTGTGCTTTCCTTTAGTCAGGTTGCTTCTTGCTTGCTGAACGACATACTTACCGAACTTAATAAGCACCGCAGATATCAACTCCTGACGTGCCATTTAGCAGATGCTGATTTCGGTGTTAGCAAGCAACACGTCAAAGGTTGCAGTCCATCCCGCAAGCAGGTTCTCGAAACGCTCCGAGAAAGGAACTGCCGTTGCACTACCATCCAATTGGTACAGGTCAGAATATAGGGTACCTCTGCGTAGTTCAGTGATGACATCGTTGATGACTGCCAACTGCGTGTTCAGAATATCCTGCTCGTTGCTGATTCCGTAGAACGGCTCTGCTTGGTCACGAAGATTCTCTTTGGTCTCATCTACAATATCCATACAAAGCAAGCTCACGTTCATTCGGACTATTTGTCCCTCGAATGTTGCTTGGTTGATGATGATATGGCTCAATGGGAAGATGGTCTGCTTGTTCAGGTCAATATCAAAGATGTCTCCTGTCGTGACCACGTTCACTTGGCTATGCGCCTCAAGCGTGTCCTTGAGCTTTTGGGTGATGTCGTAAAACTGCCTCATTTCTTTAGTTTTTCTAATTGCTTGCGCTCAACGTCTCCTTTTTCTTTGTCAAATGTGAGAAGGGTGAGGCATTGGTGAACACCCAATCTTCCCACGCTTTCAAACCTTGTGACATCTCCTTGAGCGAGGTGGTAGAAAGAAGAATACCAACCCCACTTTCGTCCGAACTGCGCTTCTGAGCTAAACTCGTTTGCGGGTTCTCCAAAGAGCGAATCGTAGCGTTGAGTAAGTCGTTTCCTAAACGATAAAAAAAAAGTGTTGCGCCTAATACAACATCCATTGGTGCTTGTTTCATTAGGTCGCAATACCTTTGCGCTGACTCGTATGGTTCTATCTCGTAACGCTTGCCTAAGTCCTGCGTGATGGGTCGGTATAACACCGCCATCGTTTTGTGCAGTTCTGATGTGCTGCTCATATAATTATCCAAATCCACGTACTCACCAAATGTGATGTCTTCGAGGTTTGGTACAAATCCGAACTCTTGTTTGCCAATGGTGAACCTTGTCTTCAGCGATGGCTTTTCGTTGAACATTCCGTTCAGGCGATTGACCACTCCAGCAAGGCTCTTGAACTTTACGTTGGGCAATTGAGCAAGAGGCACGTTGCAAAAGATTTCAAGCATCTTATGCGTCAAGAACTCCTCATCGCCTTCCAATCGTGCAAAGCGTTGGTATTGGTCGAGTGTGATTTCCGACAGGTCGGTGGGTACTACTACCTTGAGTTCCATAAATAAATAACCTTATGAATTTAGCGTATAGCATACCGCCCGTAGTTCGGTCGGCTTAATTTGTTGTAGGTTGCGTATCGCACCGCATCAATAGCGTGGTTGAATGCGTCTATAGGTTTGTTCAAGAGGTTGCCGTTCTTGTCTTCTACCCATTTGTAGTTTTGCATCTCCTTGATTAGGTTGTTGCTTCGTGGGGTTACGAATATCTTGTGTCGCTTCAGCACATCAATACCCACTATGACGCTATCTGCACCCTTCTGCGTGGGTTTAACGTTCCATCCCATACGATGCAGCTCCTCAATAGATTTGGGTTCAGCAGAGTCAGCAAATACCTCTGACCGCCTGTCAAGGTTCAAACTCTTGAAGTGGTTGCTAATGTCCGAATTAGTTAATCCAGTTTGATAGATCAGTTCGTCTAAGTATAGGTTGTCACCAGACTTATACACCGCAACTACGGCTGTAGGATCATTGGTGTAGCCAAAGTCCATCCCAAATGCCAATAAGGTTGCATCTAACGGCACTTCAGCATAACCGAACTGGAATATAGTGGCTCGGCTCATTCCGCGCTCTCCTAGACCATAAATCCGCCAATAGTCTTCGTCTGTGTTCTGCAGGCGTTCAATCTCCTCTACGATGGACTTGTCAAGAAATGGGTTGTCCTTGTATGTTGATTGGATGTACGTGACATCATCACGGGTCAGTAGCCTGTCGTAAATCCAATGGAACGCATCTGATGGGTTGTAGTCAATCCATATCTTGCCCGTTGTACGAACCAAGAGCTGAAAGAAGTCTTCCCAAGAAAGCTCGTTGGCCTCGTTGCAGAATAGGTAATCACGTCTTGCTCCCCGTTTCTTTTGCGGTTGGTCAAGGCTGATAAACTCAAAGAGGTTGCCGTTGAGGGTGTAGGTGTAGTCCGACTTATTATGCTTGGACTCATCATACAGGTCAAGGTTGCGTAGGATCTCAAAGAAGTCCCTGTATGCGGTCATCTTCAGCGATGGTAGCGACTTACGCACGATGGAGTACACCTTGCCCTTCTCTTGCATTGCCATAATGATTAGCATCTGCAAAAGGGAGTAGGTCTTACCCGACCGGCTACCGCCTTGATTTACGACTATGCGAGTTGGCGCAGTATAGTTGCGCTCAAACAACTCACTTGTCTTGACTTCCAGAACGGACAATCTCTACTTTGATTTGAGTTAGCTCATCAGATACCTCGTGTGAATTCTCGACTCTTGCGAGCTTTGGTGTCGTATACTCCGCCATCTTATTTAGCAAGTCCAACGCTCCTTTAGGATCGTCTGCTGCTACTTGCGTGAGCCAGATGGTCATATTCTCAAGATTGGCTTCAATGAGGTTTTGGAATGCCTCACGAATCTTGTTGGTCGTTTTGTTTGCTGCTCCCTTTGGTTTGCCCGCTGGGTTGCCGCTTACTCCTTTTTCAAATGGCATTGTATGAAATTGTATTTATCAACTAAATAACCTTCTTTGCAAGATGGTGGTTGTGCGTTGCTTGAAGTCGCTCTTTGTACTCTTTGATATCACCGTATGCAACGTGGCAGGTTCTGCATAGAGCCATCAGATTGTCAATGGTGTCTGCGTGCTTTGATCCTCCTATCCCTCGTGACTCTATGTGGTGGATGTCTACGGCTGTTGCTCCGCATACCTCACAAGGAATCCAGTCTGTGGTGCTAAAGCCCATTTCCTTTAGGTAGACCTTTGTGTTGTTCTTCACTTGAGTGCGTTGTAGTAGCAAAGATATTGGTCTACGCAGATGAGTGTACCGACTCTTGCTGCTGCATTAGCAAAAAGACCATCGGCCTCGTATATCTTCTCAAAGCGTAGCTTGGGTATGTGGTATGGCCTAAACATAAAGCAAGCGGTGTCTATGTTTCCGACTCTTGGTTGGTCAGTAGGGCGTAGCCTTCCCTCTTGTCCCCACGTTACAATTGATGAATCAAGCGAGTTAAGGTTGTTCCACTCCTCAATGAATTTGTTGTGTAGGATGTTGTCATCGTCCAAGAAGTACACCCAATCATCTTGTGTGAATTGGTCTTGATACAGATCAAGGAATTCGTTGCGTAGTGGGTGTCCCCAGTGTCCTGTGTTCTTTGAGTAGTAGGTTACGTTTGCGCCTGTTGATTCTTTGAAGTCAGTTGACGCATCCATCATCACCACCCACGTAGCGTAGCTTGGGATGTATTGTTTTATCCTCTTGAGGTTCTCAGGACGTGAGCAGGGGGTTACGATGTAAAGCATCGGAGTTCATTCATTTTGGTCATTGTAAAATCTTGAACGTACTCGTATAACGATTCCGCAAGGTCGTGAACTTGGTTGGGGTTGTCATTTAGCCTCTTGATTGCTCCTGCCCATTCAGAGGGATGGTTGATGGCTATACAGTTGTCCTTTGTGATGTATGGTGAATAGGGATGCGTGTTGCTCACCACAAGAGCGCATTTGCTGAATCCTGCCTCAAGCATCTTTAGGTGTGATTTGCACTTTGCGAACTCGGATGTTGAAAGCGGCACAAGGCTAACATCAAAGAAGTTGTAGAGTCGATGGTATGCGTTCGGTGGGAATGTTTTAAGCGTGTATCCTGCGTTCATCATCTGTGGGTAGTTGTCTACGTCCGCAACATACGCTTCATAGCCTGCGAGGTCAATTGTTGATTCTCTTACGTCTATCTGATGGTGGTTGCCTCCTATGTAGCCGAATCGTACTTTGTCGCTCGGCTCTCGCTCTATTTGCCAAGTTGGTACGCTGATTCCGTTTGGGATGATTCGGATGTTGGTGTTGTACTTCTTTACCTTCGAGGCAAGGTGCTTATTGGTTACCCATACCTCGTCTGCTGCTTTCATACTGCGTACAATGCGCTCTCGCATCTTGTCAGCATACATCCCACGCAAGGGGTGCGTTGGGGGCAGTACCCACCAATCATCTTGGTCTACAATTAGTTTGATTCCCTCCTTGCGGCATAGCTTCACAAAGTCCTCAAACGGCTCAACAGGAAATGCACGGCTTGCGAAGATGTGCGTGACCTTTGCCCACATATCGGGTTCCACGTCCGTGATTTTCTCTATAAACATAATGTCCGCCTCCTGATGGCAAATCAGAGGGGCGAACACTCGGTGATAGGAAACGCCTGAATTGAGCTTGTGAAAAGCAATAACAAAGGCTCTATTCATAGTGTTCCCCTTCGTTGCCGTTGGTTCCGATGATGTCCATACGTTTGTTCATCTTATCCTCATTGATAGCCCATTGCTCTTGCTTGACTTTGAGTTCTTCGTTTCTTGCCCAATCACGCATAGCGTAACGCTCAAGATGTTCCACCCACATACGAGCAGCAACTGCCCTGCGTTGGGGTTTGAAGGGGTAGGTCTTGCGTAGGCGAGCCATTGCAATCCTCATAAATTGGTCTCTCATATCGATAAGTCGTTTTCAGTTAGTAATGAACGCAGCTTGTCTCTTGTTCCCTCGTAGGCCTTGTGAACCTCATCAGGCATTGAGTCAGGAGCGTACTTGGTGTTAGCTCTCAAGAAGTGGTCAAGTTCCCAAATGATGTAGGCATACTTGCCTCCGTTGACGGCTTTCTCAAACTCGTCTTGTTCATCGGGTAGGTTGTATTCAAGTGTTGCTTTCATTTTGTTTAGATGCTTAAAAGAAGCCACACACCGAACCAAATGTTTACGGCAACTGAAGCAAGGTTAGCCAACGCAAGGGCTACGTTTGCTTCTTCTTTGTCTAATTCTTTGCGTGCAGCTATTCCTGAGCTAACTGCTCCGAGCAAAATGTAGATTGCAATTAGTGTTTTCATTTCTCTTTGGTGTTAAAGGACTTTTTAATGATCTTTATTTACGTTTTATATGCTTAATGATAGTTATTTCCACCATTTAGCGGATATAAAATATAAGTTTATTTCATAATGTCTTTGAGTTGATCGTAAACTGATTGAGCAGTTTCACCCCAATACAAATCGCACTTACCGTTCTCAATAGGTGGCTTCATAAAAAACGACTGCCACGTAGATGCTGGTGCCGTGTATCGATAGCAGGTGTCCTTTAGATCGCATCCCGCTCCGCTGCATTTTGTAATGTCACTCATAACGTACCAACAATAGTGTACGAGTCCAAGTCCTCGCCTAAGATGAAGAACTGCTTGTAGAGTTCAATTGCCTCCATTGTCTTGCGTTCTCCCTCCTCTACAAATTCAGGGCTGATTCCGTAGATGCCAATGTCAAGGCTGCCTTTGTCAACAGCAATAAAGTAGAACTTGTCAATCGGCACACCAAAGAGTCTGGTGTAGATAAACGCCTGTACATCGTAACCGTACTTCTTTGCCGAGTAAGGGAACGCGCGAAGATCTGTTGTCGTCTTCAGATCAGCCAAGAATCCATCAGCGTAGATGTCAGCCTTCGCCCTAAACGGCAAGCCGCCAATCATACCAATCTTTGGCACTTCAAACTCGCAGCCTGTGATAAGGCCAAGTACGTTCTCATTGCGTAGCAGGGCATCTGCGATGCGTTGAGCTTCGTCATACTCCTTACGGGTACAGATGTTTCGTTTGCCTTTTGCTTCTTGCCAATCTTTAGCATTTTTGCTTTGCACCTCAATTACCTCGTACTCTTCTACCTTATGAGGCTCAAGAGCCATTAGGTGAACCAAGCGACCTACGGCAAAGGCATCAGAGTCTTCGCTTCCGTACTTGGTGACGTAGTGGTAGGTCTTAGGCGAGGTCAGCAGCATTTTGCAAGCTGATGATGACAAGGCATTCTTTGAAAGATTACCGTAGTAGAAGGAGTCATCTTGCATCTTGGCTAGGATTGTTTCCATATCCCAAGTGCTTCCGTCAAGTAGTTCTATGATTTTCATCTGATTGGTTTTAATAAAGATACTAAATGTTTTTTACAAACGTACCATTGATCATCTTTCCTTTTCTATTCTTGATGACGTTGTATGCTGAGTTTAAGCAGTGTTCAACCTTCACGTCTTCAATGGCAGCCAAGTTTGTCAAGACAACAATTATATCGCCGATGGCATCAACAAGCTCTACTTTGTTTGACCTTAGGATAGCTTGAGACAGTTCACCACACTCTTCAATAAGTTTGAGGTATTGTGTCTTTGAATCGCCTTCTGCTATTAGATTGCGTTCGTTAGCCCAGTCTCTAATTGGCTGCAGCTGATCTGTAAGAAGCTCAGTGTATGGTGTTACGTTGTAAAATACTGGAGAACCAACAGTTGGCAGTGTCATATCCTCAGGAAGTCTTTGTTGGGCTTGCCAAGTTTTCTGTTTTCTGTTCTCTTTGTATTCTATAACGGTATTGAAGCCGGGATAAAACAACTTGACAAAGCCATTGTTGTCTTCACCGAAGATTTCAACAATTTCTGAATTTAGTATAGTTGGCTTCAGTTCGTGATCTGACGCCATTGAGTGCTTTACTGATTTAAGCATTTTTCTTAAAAATTAGGTTTAACATATTAAAGTGTCGCTCGTAAACGTGGAAACTGTTTGCGTTGTAGTACATCTGTCCCATTTCAACCTCTTGATAAAACTTGTTTACATCCTTCAACAATCTCTGTTGAACAGTAGCAAACCAGTAGAAGTCATTGAAGAAGCCATATATCGCGTCATTAGAACGCATATTGACAACGCTATGAAGCTTATTGTCCCTTATAAAGAAATGATGCGCTAGAGTGCAAATGAAGTCAGACATACCAAGACGCACGCTATCTAAGTGCATTGATGGTCTGTTGTAAATCATTATTGCTCTACGTGAATGCTTGCTCTGCTTAAGCTGAGCTAAGACATTTTTGTACTGACTATGGTTTTTATCCGAGTAGATCAGGTAGCCATAGTTAGAGTTTATCTCTTTATCAATGCTGCAGATGTTGTTCCATAGACCAGCGTGTTGGCCTATCTCTTCAACACTTAAGCTTTGAGAGTCGTACCACTTCAACTCTTGCTCAACGTACTTCATTGGCGTTGACCTACCGTTCAAAGTGATTTCTCTTTGTGTTGGATCAAGAACTAGTGAGGCATTTAGTACCTCAACCATCTTTGTTTCTCGATCAAAAACAAATTCTTCTTTATCAAGCTTATCCTTTAGCACAGACAAGACAGACAACAGTGCTTCACTATTTTTCATAGTCACCGTTTTTTAAGTTGTCAAGAGAACCAGCGTAAGCTATGAGGTCGAGTATGGTATCTCGCTTGGTGCTGTAGCCAAGTCTTGATAGCTTAAGAGCCATCATACACTTGTAGAAGTCTTCTGTAGTAATTTCTTTACCACACAACTCTGAAGCTATAACAGCTGCAGAAGCCATTGACTTAATCATTGGACCATATTGACGCTCCTTTTCTTCGTTGCGTTCAAAGATGATCTCGTTGGCGTGATCGAAAATTGTCATTGTATCTGATTGGTATTAGTGAATGTAAGCAAAAATGTTTATTTGGGAAAGGTTATGTTGTGCCATTCCATTGTATGGAAGTTGGACTCGTACCATTCTTCAAACTGAACTCGCACTAATGCGTCTCGGTAGGCCTTGCGAAGGTTGACTTCTTCAATTAGCTCAATGTCTTTGAGTATTGATTCAGGGATGTCAAACGACTTGAACTCACGGAGTAGTTGGGCGATTGTTTTCATTCTTCTGATGCTACGGTTGTTGCCCAATTGATATACGCATAGTAAATCTGCGAGTCAAGTGCGGGCGGTGGGTTGTGGATAGATGAGGTCGGGTATGCTGTGGTCATAATGTAACCATCAACATCCGACTGCTCCTCGCGGTAGGTGATGTCCATCTCGTAGGAGTAGAAGTCTTGTACGTGGTCATAGCCGAGCCATTTGGCAAGCACTTGGTCAGAGTTCAGGTTGTCTGGATCGTAGTCCTCAAGAGCATCCCAATAGGCTTGCGGAAGCACGTCCTTGTCTTCAAGCCAAAACTTCAAATCTTGATAGTCAAAATTCATAGTCCAACGATTTCAAGAGTCCATAGGTAAGCCCATACAACTACCGCAGCAGCGATGGCTTGAGCGATGAAGGTGAGTGTGTTTTTCACGGTGATTGGTTTTATTAAATTGATGAAAAATCTAATACTGCACGAAGCCCTTGAGATGTTATGGGCAGCCCTAATTCAGCAATAAGAGAACGAGTGACTAATCGCATACGTGTTTCTAAATACGATTTGTCAGAACTGTAATTGCAATGGTCTTTCGTAAGACCTTGATACAAACTCTTTAGTTGTGCAAGCTCTTGCTGCTTTTTGACAATGTAGTCTAATTGTTCTTGTGTCATCTGATTGGTTTTAAATGATACCCAAATGTATAACAACTTTTCAAGTTGTCAACACCCGAATCAACAAAATGAGTCGATTTACCAATTTTGATTATTCATTGAATAAAAAAGAGGGCTATTTGCCCTCTCTCCATTGTGTGTAGCATATTGCTACTGCTTGATCCTTGTCGGTGTACTCGCTCGCGATTGCTTCCACACATCGTTGGATATACTCGCTTTGCTTCTCACCACTTGCTGGTTTCGGGATTGGCATAGTTTAAAACTTTAAATGAAACTAATTGTTGGAGGTCTTGTAGTTCGAGTCGGCTAATAATATCCTTTCTGCCTTCTCTTTGGTACCACTTTCTTGTAGCATCTTGCTTTGTGCCAAACACAGGCTCAACGATCTTCTCACACAAGTTACGTAGCTCATTTGTGCGCACCATCACAAAACCACCAACCTCAGGCATATCAAAGGCAATGTACTCAGCTTTGCCATACATCCAACCAGCATCACCGTTTACGTTCTTGAACTCTACCCAAATGGTATTGGGATGGTTTCCGCCCTTGACGTCTACGCTTGTAGTTCCTTGAAGTCGAGTCACAAAGTAGTCAATGTGGTCGTAGATGTCGGTGTTGCGGTCTGACTTCTCGCAAGAGTAGCCAATAGCCTCACAAGCCTCTACGAACCTTTGAGCCGTGATGTCCCCAACTTGGTTAGAGTACTGCCGACGCTCCTTACTGACCATAAGCATTGTATAGTGCTTCAAGCTCTTGCAACCTACCACGCATACAAGATCCGCAGTTCGTAGGCTGCACATTGTCGTTGAATACTCGGTTGTAGATTTTATTCAGTTCAGTCTGCTCAAATGCAGTCACAACATTACGACCTTTCATCTTGCCAATAAACTCGTACTCCGTCTGCGTCAAGCATTCAGGCTTGCGGTAACGGAATATCTGATTGAGTTTTTCCTTACGGGCATCGCATCCACAGTCAACGCCTGTTGCTTCGCTAAACCAATCAACGGCAGCCTTGATGCCTGTAGCAGTTGTGATCTGCTCAATGGTGTCACCCAAGCCGCTTGGCTTCCTGCCACGCTTTGTAGGTTTCGTTGCAGTCGGTTTGGATTCGTTCTCTTGCATTTTTTAGGGTATTAAAGATTGAACGTGCTGAGATTTTAGTTTCATCCGCCAAGGTGCGAATGCTCATATCGGTGTTGTGATAGAGGTGAAAGATTTTTTTATCGTACCAATGCCAGTCATCGGCTGTCTCCCAGATCTCATCGTATAGACTTTGTAATTCTGTTTCAGCTTCTATGTTGGCCTCTTCAAAGATTAGTTCATCTTCAAGGATAGATACGTCTACGAACTCAAATCTTGCTTTTGCTTTCATAATTGCTCCATACATATTGCGGAGCGTTACATAAACAAAAAAAGTATTTATTTCTGTTTCATTGTACATTATTTTATTTACGTCTTTAACGTAGTCATAAAGTCTAATGTACATCTCTTGAACAATATCTTGCGCAAGCTCTTGGTCTGCACCAAAGCTTTTAGTCATACGAATCCAGTCCGTATGGCGTTTCGCAAGTATTGTCAGGAGTTCCAACTAATCTCGAAAATTATAACAAACAAAGCAAACTGAAGCTCGTGCTGAAGATCATTGCCATCTTCATCAGTAGTTGAGGCGTAGTTCACGCCTAACAAGAATCCAGTGATTGGCCAAATGTTTACTTCAAAATTCATCGAATGTCTTTTTCAGGGTTAAATATAGCTCTTTATATTTAGATAACTCTGTTATCATATCGTTCAGGTGTTTTACCTCGTTCAGTAAAGAATTCAAATCTGGGTTCTCAAGTGCCTCAATCGGGTTTACATCTCGCACTTCACAGGCCACCTTGTACGCCCATCGGTAGTCCTTGTACAACATACGTGCCTCGTGGCTTTTAATGGCGTGGATTACGCTCGTATGGTCTTTGTCTATCACGTGACCAAGCTCCATCAAGCTTGCGTGTTGGCGATAGGCTTTTGAGAATGCGCCTCGGGCTAAAACGTACTCACGTTTGCGTGTGTCGGTGTCCGACAATCCTAAGCGAGTCATAAAGGTTGAATAGTTCTGCTGAATCTTTTGTAGTTCAAATGCTCTCATTTGCATTTGCAGAGTTTAGCTCTGCCCTCTTTTTGATTGGTTATTATTTTGCTGATTGGTAAAACAAAGTGCTTATGGTCTTTTAGCCTTTTGATTTTCATCTGTGAAGCCCACTCAACAAGCTTTTCTTGATTGTCCTGTACGATGGTGTACTCTTGAACTAAGAACTCGGTGCCATCAACCTCAAAGCATTCATACTGCTGAAACGGTGAGAAGATCTGTTTCATAGGTTGTCTTCAATAATCTTTTGAAGTCGCTCGATTTCGTAGTGCATCTCCTCGTTGTCCACTCGCATCTTGGCATTAGCTAAGTACATCTCGTTCATCTTGCTTTCAATGAACTGACGATAGTCAATAAACTGCTGCAAGAGCAAGTCTGCGTAGTGGCAATTCATTACGTGGTTCAGCATCTCATCCTGTACCTCACGCCCGTTTGCTTTGTCTGCCGCTTGCTTGGCAAGCCACATAGCAGTACCTGCAAGCATTAGTTGTTTCTCTCTGATATAGAGATCGTGGGAGTCGTCAGAAGGGTACATCAGTAGAGGGTATTTGGTCTTCTTTAATGCCAAGCAAGTTACGACCATTTATCTTAAATCCTACATTACCAATTATAGACTGTAGAACTAAAGGCGTCTCAAGTGGCGTTACACGTCCACCAGTTTCCATTTCTTTAATCTTGCGAACGTGAATGTGTGTGTACACCCAGTCACTTTCGTGCTGCGAGTAACGATGTATAACAAGTACGGAGTCGGCACGGTTACCCCACTTGCCTCCTCCTTCAATATCAGAAGTCATCGGTGGCATTGGCATCCCAGCATAAGTATGACTAGGCGGATGTGTCTTGCGCATTGCCTCCGTAACAGGATGAGTATTTACAATAGTCGTCACGTTGTTCTTGTGAGCGAATACCCGAATTGCAGACGCTACCTCATAGTGGTATTCGTGCATACCTGTCTTGCCGAGTTTCTTTTGATCAGTTGACAACGAGTTGTACGGATCAATCATTGCTCCTGTAAAATCCCATTCGTTTTTGATTGAATCCATTACATCTAGAAGTTCAAAGGCGTTGAATAGCCTGTTGCCATCAATGAATTGAAAGTATTCGTTTACAAAATCAAGCTTACGGTGCATAGTTAGCTCATCAAGACCTTGAATAGGCTTGCACGCAAGAAACTCAATAAGTTTTCTTTTTAATGAGTGGCAATCATTCTCTGAAGAATATATAAGCCACTTCTTGCCAAAGTTATATGACTGAAGAAGCATAAGGTACATCAACGTATGGGTCTTACCCACGTTGGCGTGGCCAGTAACAACTACAAACTCTCCGTCTTTAAATCGTAGGTACTGATCTAACTCAAAGACGCCAAGCTTGCCTGTGTCGTAGTATTTGCCTTTCAATGCGCGTTGAAGATACGGAAGTGAATCTTCGTTCGGTAGTAAGTCAGGATGTTTCATTGTATCTGATTGGTCTTACAAATATAGAAAAGTATTTCAAATAAAAAAGCCTCCCGAAGGAGGCTCTATCACAACGATGCCAAGAAACCAATCAGAAAGGCGAATCGCTGCGTGTTGCAAAGTGTTCTGCGTGTGAAGCGGGTGCTGCTGATTGACCAGACATCCACTTGTTAAACGTCTCTGCATTAGCCAAGATGGTATTCACATCGTGACCAGCTGCAGAGGCGTACTCAACTGCTGCCTTCAGGGCAACTTGGCGGATGATGGAAGTGGAACGTTCATCTCCTGACGATTTCGAAGCGTTGGAAAAGCTGCCTCCGAAACTTCCACCACCGCCAAAATTGTTCGGGCGTTGGATTTTAATAGTACCCTTTTCGTTCTTGGTGTACTCTACCTCATCGCCTACGGCATACGAGGGGGTTTGTGATTTTGCAAACGCAGTTCCGAAGTCACCGTTGTCAAAACGGATTTCTAACTTGAACAGGTCTTGCCATTGCCCCGTTGGGGTGATGCTTACGATTTTAGCCATTGTGTTGATTGGTTTTAAATGAATAGATGTGATTGCTGCTCCAAAACTTCGATTCGAGCCTTTAGCTCTTCAACCTTGCTTTGTAGTGCTTGGATTTGCGCTTGCTGCGCTTGCATTGCTTGGGTGTAAACCTCTTGAGAAAGTGATAGTGTCATCTGATTGGTATTTAAGTTTGACTCTACAAATATAATCAAGATTCGGAATCTACAATCAGTCCTTCAAAAATTATTTCAGCCGTGTCCTTTGGAAGCGATGGGTCGTAGGTCATCTTGATCCTGTCAACATACTTAGGTGAGTCGTCCTTAACTCCACCCCATTGCTTAAACGCATCCAGAGCAAACTTGATTGCCATCACGCTATTGTCTAAGTCGTAGCGGTAGTGGACTCGGCACTTGATGCTGACGTGGTCAAGCTCGTATTTGTCAAACTGATCTAGTTGCTTTAGAACTTCACCGCAGTGCTTCTCTTTGGCTTTGGCTCGGACTGTCCAGTGCTTAGATGCATAAAATGCATTTAGGCTCGGCACCTTGCCAACAGTTACCGTGTAGGATGTTAGTCGGCCTGTTGGTACCCGCACTGAATAGCAAAATGATAATCCAACTTAGCAATTTGCGCCAATAGCTCTTGCTCTTTGTATTTCGCCTGTTGGCGAGCAGCATACGTGCTATCGCAGTTTGCGAACAGGGAAGCGCACTCCGCAAGGATAAAGTCAATCTTCCTGCGTTTGGCAGGGTTAGTATAATACTGCATACTTGACATTGATTCCTTCATTTGTTGTGCTTGCTCCTGATTGCTCATCTGCTTGGTTGTGGACTTGGCGTTCTAATTCAAACTCAAGGTGCGCGATAGCCTTGCGAATGTCTTGGGTGATTGGGTTGTTGGGCTTCTTTCCTGCTCGCATCAGGTAGGTGAGTGCCGTACCTAAATTGTAGTTATCAGGTTGGAAGTCCATCACCACATCCTTCGCCTCGATGCCGAGAGTCTTGCCGATGTAGTAAGGTGGGGTCTTGCTCATTTCCTGTTGGTTTACTCGAAGGTAACTCGTCCCAATAAATGAAGATGTGGTCGTTCATTATTTAGAATGATTATAAATTACCATAACAACTTTGTTATATCAACTTTATTTTGTTTTTTATACAAGTTAAGTTAGTTAGTTAAGTTATTATAGTTATTATTAACTTACTTAAGTTACCTAACTTATATTATCAACTTATAAGTTTACTAACTTATCTTGACTATCAACTTATAGGTGTACCATTTCGTTGACGTCACCAAAATGGTAAGTTGCGTTCTAACGCATCCAAACTACTCAAGGTATAGAACTATACCCTTTCGCATATAAAGTCGCTTAAAACGGCTCTAATGCACCTTAAAAGGTATAATTACTCGGTGAGTTTATCTACCCAACGCTTGAACAGGTAGAGAATCAACAGAACCACCAACGCACCAAAGACCATCTGGTCGAAGTTCCAGCCCTTACGCTTCGGTGCTGGCTTGGTGATGACCTTCGTTTGAGTCACTCGGATAGTATCAGGCAAGCACGTAGCCTCAACCACGACCTTTCGGTCTATGTACTGAAGCTGAAGGCGTACCTTGTCTTGGTAAATCACGGTGTCCTTCATCACCTCTAATGTGTCTATGAGGTACTTTGGCTCCGTTACAATTACCGTGTCCCGAACAATCACACTCTCGAGGATGGGTTGAGCAGTACGGCATCCACCAACTCCCGCAAGAGTCACACTCAGGATTGTCAATGCTGCAAGCAGGGACTTCCGTTTTTTCAAGTTCATTAAGCCATTCATCAAAGTGGGAGGTATTTGGTTTTGCCATTTAGCTTGACTGCTTTTAGTTTTTGTTTTCGGTTCTTGCCCTCTGAATAACTAACGTGAACCCACGCAGGTTCTACATCGGTGCCAAACTCCCAAATGAGTTGGTCATACTCCACGTTGCGGCTAATCCACTTGAATAGCACATCATTGCCTCCGTGAAACTTAAGGTCGGCTGCTTGTGCCTGCGCGTGCTGCGAGGTCTTTGCGCCTCCTACTTTCTTGTTGACTTCAGGGCTGCGGTACGCACTTGTCACCTCAATGGCTCCTAATGCGTCTCTCGCAGGTTGTAAGACGTTTTCTGCAAGCGAACGAAGGTTTCCCTCAAGATGATTGGGAAGTGCGTTAGGAAGGCCCGTATTCGTTTGGGTTAGTTCAGCGAGGCTAAAGTTTTTTGTCATTGTATGTTTTTTCGTAGTACAACTCTGCTTGGTCGTTAGTCCATTGGGTGTGCGGGTAGTCATCAAACACCCGTTGACCTTCGATGTGGGCATTCTCAATCTCACGCCTGTGCATCTCCTTTGCTGCTTCAGTCAGGTCATACACCTTGCAGGGGATGCCGTAGTCCTTTTCAAGACCTACAAGCTGAAGCTCTAACCATTCAATGCTTGTCATAAAATGCTATGCAGTTCGGTTATTTTCCGAGTTCAACGACCTTGACTTGCGTATGGCTTCTTGTAGTTCTTGCTCGCCTTGTTGCTGCTTGCACTCTTTGAATGCTTGCCTCGCTTCTTGCTTTTGCTGACGTGACTACTTGTCGCTTGTTGCTTTGCCATCTTTAGGGTCTTTTAAAAACATAAGTGCAAACGCTCCCATCAGGAACGCAGATACCTCCGTGAGGGTTGCTCGCTGGTAGAAGACCAGAACGAAGCATAGCCCAATAATAAGAAGTCCCAAGATGGTGGTCTTGGGATTCTTAAAGAGTCGCTCAATTAGCACGATTCTTCTCCTTTAGCCAATCCCTGCGCCACTTCCACAAAGTGTAGGCAAGCGATGCCATAAGCACCGCCAATCCCATAATCTGATGTACGTAGCCAACGAGCAGTCCTGCGCCTGTTAAAGACCAAGATGTGATAACTGAATCAGCAGATTCCTTTGTCATTGCTCAACAAGAGGTACAGGAGGTTGGCAGTAAGCTGCTTCGGGGTTAGCCTTGCAGTATTCCTCTGCGTATGCTTGCTCCCATCCTGCGATGATATGCACACCACAAGGGGCAGGCCAAACAACGTAAGAGGCAAAAGATGTAGCAAGAGGCTCACCAGCCCACAGGATGTCTACTGCGTACTTCGGTGATGTCTTCAAGCAAACTTGGTTGCCCTCCTCATCTGTACCCCATTCGGTGCATAGGTAGCCCAACTCAACTACTGCCGTAACCAGCTCAGGATTCCAAGTGGTGTAGGTTTCGCCTTCGGGGTCAGTACCAGTTGTTTCAATCTTGGCTTTAGCCGTTGCCCATTGGGCTGGAGTAAACTCGTACTTTTTGTAAGTCATCATAGCGTGGTCAATTCTGCCAGTTGGGCGTTAGTTAGGCGGGTCTTGAATAGTAGGGTTTGCTTCACGTTTTGAGGGGCCAAAAGTGATGCCGAAGCGTCATTTGCAAAAAACAAGTTTGCCAAGCTAGTGAAC